GTTTCTATTTTAGAAGACATTAGCGACCTTTATATTTATGACTTTGGTATATTCATTGAGGTTTCACCTGATGAAGAGCAAAAAGCACAGCTTGAAGCTAATATTCAAATGGCATTATCTAAAGGTGATATTAACCTTGAAGATGCTATTGACATTCGTGAGATTCGCAATATTAAACTTGCTAATCAGTTATTGAAGATGAAGCGAGTTAAGACTCAAGAGCGTTTAGAAAAGAATGAAATGCAGAAGCAAGCAATGATGTCTCAACAACAATTGAAGGCTCAAGAGATGGCAGGGCAAGTTGCAATGCAGAAAATTGAGTTGGAAGCAAGGGCTAAGATGCAGATTAAACAAGCTGAGGTTGCATTTGATATTCAGAAAATGGAGAAAGAAGCAGAGATGAAATCTCATCTAATGCGTGAAGAGTTCCAATACAATATGCAATTACACGGTATGGAGGTTGGGACTTTAGATAAGAGAGACCAAATGAAAGAGGATGCAAAAGCCAAAAGAATTAGCCAACAAAATACCGAGCAATCTAAGTTAATTAACCAAAGAAAGAACAACTTACCTCCAATGACTTTTGAGTCAAATGAGGATAGCTTGGATGGGTTTGACTTAGCTGAATTTGAGCCTCGTTAAAATGTCGAAATTTTTATCTATTTTTGTATAAATAAAATCAAATCAAATGGAATATAAAGTTAGAGCCGTAGAAATACTTGAACCTAAAAGTGTTCAAGAGGTGGAACAACAATTACTTGATAAACACGAGCAGTCGTTAAATCAAGAAACCAACGAAGCAGAGAAAGAGGTTATAGTAGACCCAATACCTGCAGGCGTTGATTTAAAGGATGAAGATGTTCTTTCATATATTGGTAAGAGATATAACAAGCAGATTAATTCATTGGATGAATTGGTAGCTGAGCGTAAAGAAGCTGAGCAATTACCTGAAGATGTAGCTGCTTTTATGAAATACAAGCAAGACACAGGGCGTGGGTTTGAAGACTTTGTCAGATTGAGAAAGGACTTTGAAAAAATGGACCCTGACCAATTGCTTAAAGAATACCTTGCATCCACACAGGATGGTCTTGATAGTGATGACATTGAGACGTTAATGGACGAGTATAAGTTTGACGCTGAGTTAGATGATGAGTCAACCGTTAAAAAGGCAAAAATCGCAAAAAAGAAAGTTCTTGCTGAAGCCAAGAAATACTTTAATTCCCAAAAGGAACAATATAAAATGCCCCTTGAGTCAAGAATGGCATTTGTTCCGGATGAAGAAAAAGAAGTGTACGAAAGTTTCAAGCAATATACCCAACAGGCAAAGACCATAGAAGAGGAGAACAATCGTAAGCGTCAATGGTTTGACCAAAAGACGAACGATGTTTTTAGCGGAGAGTTCAAAGGTTTTGAGTTCAATGTTAATGACAAGAAGTTCACGTTTGCTCCGGGAGACGCCAATGAGTTGAAAAAGAACCAAGCTACACCACAGAACTTTATTAATAAGTTCTTAGATGAGCAAGGTTTGATGAAAGACGCATCAGGTTATCATAGGTCCTTGTCTATAGCAATGCATCCTGACAAATTTGCTAAGTTTTTTTATGAGCAAGGGATGGCTGACGCTACTGACGATGTTACTCGTAAAATCAAGAACATCAATATGTCAGATAGAAAAGCACCCGAAGTTGGTAAATCAACTGATGGATTTCAGGTAAAAGCTGTAAACCCTGATTCAGGTAGAAACCTGAAAATACGCAGTATAAAAAGAATATAAACAATTAAAATTTTAAAAAAATGGCAAGTGCACTTTTAAGTACCCCTACCTATGCCCTGCAGCCCTCTGCAGAACAGGTAGCGTTACAGACAAACTACATTACCAACTTCAATTTCTTGAATCAATATCTTCCGGATACTTATGAGAAAGAATTTGAGCGTTATGGTAATAGAACAATCGCATCATTCTTACGTATGGTAGGAGCAGAGATGCCGTCTAATTCTGACCAAATCAAATGGGCAGAGCAAGGACGTTTACACATTAAGTACACAAACTGTACTTCAGCAGCAGCGGCAGCAGCTTCAACAGCAACTTTCACTGTAGCTGATAGTGGTGTGACTTACATCGCTATCCGTGTTGGACAAACTTTGATGATTCAAAACAACTCATCAGGGGTTTTCAACAAGGCTATCGTAACAGCAGTTCCTTCAGCAACTACTTTCACAGTAGCTTACTATGAGACTGCAGGTCAAGCATTCGCAGTTTCTACTCAATGTACTGTATTCATTTATGGTTCTGAGTTCAAAAAAGGTACTAACGGAATGGTTGGTTCTTTAGAATCTGAAGATGATATCTACAGCAATAACCCTATTATCATTAAAGATAAGTATGCGGTTAATGGTTCTGATATGGCTCAAATCGGTTGGGTTGAAGTTACTACTGAGAACGGTGCTACAGGATACTTGTGGTATTTGAAATCAGAGCACGAGACTCGTTTACGTTTTGAAGATTACTTAGAGACTGCAATGATTGAAGCGGTTCCTGCTGCATCTTCTTCAGGTGCTGCAACTGCAGGATACATTGGTTCTCAAGGTATCTTCTACGTTGTAAACAATCGTGGTAACGTTTGGGGTGGTGGTACTCCAACAACTTTATCTGATTGGGATTCTATCGTTTCTCGTTTAGATAAGCAAGGTGCTATCGAAGAGAACGTAGTATTCGTAAATCGTGGATTAAGTTTCGATATTGACAATATGTTAGCTACATTGAACGGCTACACTTCAGGTGGTGTTGCTCAATCAGCTTCTTTTGGTCTTTTCGATAACGATGTTGATATGGCGTTAAATTTAGGTTTCACAGGATTCCGTAGAGGTTACGATTTCTACAAGTCTGATTGGAAATACTTAAATGACCCAACTATGCGTGGTGGTTTAAATACTACTGCTGCAACTGCAACCGGTACTATCACAGGTTTGATGGTTCCTGCAGGTTCTACTTCAGTGTACGACCAAATTATGGGCAAGAACGCTAAGCGTCCTTTCTTACACGTTCGTTACCGTGCTTCTGAAGCTGAAGACCGCAGATACAAAACTTGGATTACAGGTTCTGCCGGTGGTGCTGCTACAAGCGACTTGGATGCAATGGAGGTTAACTTCCTTTCTGAGCGTTGCGTATGTACCTTGGGTGCTAACAACTTCGTGTTATTCCGTTACGGATAATAAAGGAAGAAAATTATAAGGAGGGTGTCTTCAAAGACACTCTCCTTTTTTAAAAATTAAATCAAATTAAATTAAATACAAAATGGCAAAAAGTATAACATCTGTAGACAAAGTCTATAAGTTGAAAATAGGAAACCCGCTATCTTACACGTTAGCGTCAAGGAATCACCCTCGTTTTCCACTAATGTGGTTTGACGAGAAGAACAATATGAATCGTGCATTAAGATATTGCACAAACCAAAAGTCCCCATTTGAGGACGAACAAGACGGAAACTTTATTATTGAGCCTATCATTTTTGAAGATGGCTTTTTAAGAGTTCCAAGAACAAACCCTGTATTGCAGCAGTTTTTACATTACCATCCATTAAATGGCAACATTTTTGTGGAAGTAGATAAGGAGAAGGATGCAGCAGAAGAGGTTCAAGATTTGGACTTAGAGATTGAAGCATTAGTTGAAGCACGTCAGCTTACAACAGACCAATTAGAAACTCTTACGAGAGTAATGTTTGGTAAAGACCCATCTACCATATCTACTGCTGAATTAAAGCGTGATATATTGGTATTTGCTAAAAGAGACCCAAGAGAGTTCTTGAACATATTGAATGACCCTGAATTGAAATTTCAAGCCAAGGTTCGTACATTCTTTGAGAACAAATTATTGATATTAAGAAATGGTGAGAAAGAGGTATGGTTTAATACTGCCACCAATAAAAAGAAGATGTTATCAGTTCCGTTTGGAGAAGACCCCTATGAGATGGTCGCCCACTTCTTACAGAGCGATGAAGGTATAGACTCTCTAAAGATGTTAGAAGCAACTTTAGGTTAGTAAATACTGATTGTTGATTGATGATTAGAAAGAGGGGGCACTTATTGTGCCCTCTTTTTTTTTATGTATATTTGTAAAAAAAGAACTAATGATAAACTCAGTAAGAAATACAGTATTATCTATAGTGAATAAGAATAACTATGGATACATCTCTCCTTCTGATTTCAATCTGTTTGCAGCAAACTCACAGATGGAAATTTATGAGGAGTACTACAGTAATTATAATAAAGTTATAAATGCTGAGAATGCTCGTCAGTCAGGTGTAGACTATGCTGATATTGAACAACCAATTGCAGAGGTATTAGAGTATTTTTTACGCACTGATTATCTATGGAAAATCTCTGCTAATAAATTCTCAATGCCTACCCCTACAACTACGGGCTATGATACCTATATGTTATTGGATGTTAGATGTAAACCGGTTGTTCTTAAAACCGGAACTAATACGTCAGTAGTTGCTACTGAGTTAGTTGATACTGCAGGAGGGTTTGTATCATTAGGTATTGCGGCAGGAGATGTAGTAACAAACTTAACTACGGGGTTAGTATCTACAGTGGTATCAGTATTAAGCAGTACGGCTTTATTATTAGATTCAAATATATTTTTAGCTTCAGGAAATGCTTACGCTATTGTTTCTTCAGCTACTGTTGTTCAAGCAGAAAAAGTAATTAATAATAGACTTTCTTTATTGGTTAATTCTAATTTGACGCAACCAACCAAAGAGTTTCCTATTTACGCATTACAAGGCAATGAGTTGACTTTCTACCCTACAACGATAAGTAACAAGGGGCAAGTGCAAGCAACCTATTTTAGGTACCCTAAAGTGCCAAAATGGACCTATATCACATTAGCTAATGGGGAGCCGGTATTTGACCAATCCCAATCAGACTACCAAGACTTTGAATTGCCTCCTGAAGATGAGTATAAATTAGTGACTAAGATACTTGAATATGCAGGTATATCTATTCGTGAGAATGAAGTTACTCAATTTGGTATGGCAGAACAACAACACGAACAGCCTACATTCAGTATGCAACAATAAAAAATTTAAGATATGGCATATATATCACAGTATCAATATTATGAGAATGGAGGTGTGGTACCCGAAGA